GGCCTGCATCGGGTGTGCATTGCGCTGCGCCGGGTGCGCAAGGGATTGACAGGCGCCGGGAATGGAGAGGAGCGACGTGCGGAGGATTGGTAAGGCTCAGCAATGGAACAGATGCGCTGAGCAGAGGAACCGCTCAGTTTTGGGTGGCGTAGGAATCGCACGGCCTTGCAAGCAGACGCGGTGGGACTGACTGGAAATGGAGAGAGATATGGCACATCCATTGATCGACAATCGCTATATGGTTCGACTCGACTTCACCGAGACGCTACTCGGCTCGCAGCCGACTGACAACATCGCCATCAACTACCTGCGGGACAAGCAGACCGAGGCGCTGATGCTCGAACTCAAAGCCGAGGGCATGGCCCACAAGGCGGCGCAAGCGGCGGCTGCGGAGCGCGTCAACGAATCGCTCGAACTGGTCGATGAGGACAACCCGCTGCACGTGACCGGCTTCGCCTCGGACAGTCGCGGCCTGCATCTCTGGGATAACCAGATCAAAGGCGCCATCAAGGGCATCAATAAGGTGCTCGGACTGAAGGTCGCAGGCAAACGATCCGGCGGCACGGCCTGGGCCAGCCCCGATATCCAGACGAAACTCTGGATCTTCTCACCCGATGGCAAGCGGCGTATCCCTCTCATGCGCGACGGCCAGCGCATCACCGAGCCGGACCGCCTGCTGGTGCGACCACTCCGCGCCCAGACTCCGCAGGGCATGCGCACGTCGATCGCCACCAGCGAAGCGATCGACCCGCCCTGTAGCATCTCGTTTCGCATCGACCTCTTGCGCGGCCATCGCATCACGCGCGACCTGCTCGAAACGATCCTCAGCTTCGGCGCATTCGAGGGGCTGGGCCAATGGCGCTCCAGCGGCCTCGGACGCTACGAATTGGCCATGCTGGACGAGGTGCCGCTGAAGGATGAGGTAGCAGTATGAGACGACTCACCACCGTGGCCGCCGTCAATGCCCGCATCAATGAACTCTCGAACGAGATCCGCGCGCTGCGGGCGGGCCTGCCGCTCGACTCGCAGGGCGTGTTCATCCCGGCACGCGAACGTGCGATCGCCGATATCGAAGGCAACCAGGCCGAAATCGACCGGCTCTATACGCTCAAACGACGCATGCTCAACGAGCAATACTGGCAACTCGCCGAACGCTATGAGACGACCGCCTCGGTGCATGAGATCGCTGAGATGCTGGTCCTCTGGAAGCGCAACAACGCGCGTACCGCCGATGCGAAGGCGACTCTGACGAGCACGATCAAGCGCTTGCAAGGCCGCACCACGGAACCGGCGCCAACTCTTGGCCCGAAATGATAGAATCTCCGGATTGATGAGCGAGAAAGGCACGAATATGGCACAGACGACTTCCGCGCCGCCTCGGCTGGCGGTAACGGCCGATGAAGCGGCGGCGATGCTGGCGGTCCATGTCTCGACGGTCTGGCGCTGGCTCAAAGAGGGCCAGCTCCCATCCTCGCTGATCGGTGGCTGCCGGCGGATTCGCATTAGCGACATCGAGGCGCTTCTCGCCGCCAACTCAACCGGCCAGTTTCTGTCTGACGAGAGCGAGCCGGAGGGATGACCGGCGAGGATCGCTTAGCGCTCGCCCTCAGTGTCTATCCGGCCGTGCTGCGACGGGCAGCGTATCTTATGCTGAATCGGGCCGATGCTGAGGATCTAACTCAAGACACGTACGTACGCTTGCTGGCCATGCTGCCCCGGCTCGATGAGCGCGCTGATACGAATCGCGGCATGCTGGCGGTGCTCTATCGCATCGCCGACCACCTGGCCATCGATCGGCGCCGGCGCGCGCATCTGCAAATCGTGCCGCTCATGGACACGCACCGGACGATGCATTCGACCAGCGATCCCCTAACCGATGCCGTGGATGCGATCGACTGCATGCAGCGGCTTCGCGCGCTCGATGACGAGCAACGTCTGGCCGCGGCCTGCGTCTATGTGCTCGGCATGTCGCAATCCGATCTGGCCAGCGTATCAGGCATGTCATTGGGGACCATCAAGCGGCGCTGTGTCGAAGCTAAGCGCGCCATCTCTGCTGCATGGGGGCCACGATGACGGCATTGACGATGGGCAGCCTCTTTAGCGGTATCGGCGGCTTTGATCTGGCATTCGAGCGGGCGGGCTGCGAGGTGCGCTGGCAAGTCGAGATTATGCCGTCCTGCCATGTCGTTCTGGCCCATCACTGGCCGGATGTGCCGCTTTATCATGACGTGCGCGAAGTGGGCGCGCACAACCTCGAACCCGTTGACATCATCACGTTCGGCTCGCCCTGCCAGGATCTGAGTGTCGCGGGCAAGCGGGCTGGGTTACAGGGGGAACGCAGTGGACTCTTCCACGAAGCCATCCGGATCATCCGCGAACTACGCCCAAGATTCGCTGTTTGGGAAAACGTCCCCGGCGCCCTCAGCAGCCATCACGGGCGGGACTTCGCCGTTGCACTGGATGCATTGGCCGAATGCGGGGCGCTGGACCTTGCATGGCGGATTCTTGATGCGCAGCACTTCGGAGTGCCCCAGCGCCGCCGTCGCGTGTTCGTTGTCGCAGATTTTAGAGGACAATCCGCCGGCCAAATACTCTTTGAGTCCGAAGGCGTGCGCGGGGATTCTGCGTCGAGCGACGCGCCGCGGGAAGACGTTGCCGGCACCCTTGGCGGCGGCGCTGGCCAGCGTGGCTGGGCGCCTGATACCGACCGAATGACGTTTATCGCTGGAACCGTGAGCGCCAAATGGGCGAAGGGGACCGGCGGTCCATCGGGTGACGAAGCACAGAATCTCATTGCCCATACCCTTCAGTCCAGCGGTGGCAGCGAGGACGGGACGGGGCGCGGTACGCGGCTCGTAGCGGAATCAGCCGCCGTCCGACGATTGACGCCACTTGAATGCTCGCGCCTGCAAGGCTTCCCGGATGACTGGCTGGATATCGCCGACCTTTCGGACAGCGCGAAATACCGCATGCTGGGCAACGCCGTGGCAGTGCCGGTGGTCGAATGGATCGCACGCCGGATGATGGCGGTGGCGCCATGATGGCTGACACTCTCGATCGGCTGCCTCCGCACAACCTCGAAGCCGAACAATCCGTGCTGGGCGCCTGCCTGATCGATCCGAACGTGATCCCGGCGGTGCGGCCGTATCTGACCGATAAGGACTTCTACGCAGCGAACAACGGCGTCATGTGGCGCGCCATCATGCATCTCGCGGATAAGCGCATTGTGCCGGACATGGTGACGCTGACTGACTTTCTGCGCAAGGCTGACCCGACCGGACGGCGTGACTGGCTGGAGGATATTGGCGGCATTGACTATATCATCGCGCTCATCAACGCCGTACCGACCGCGGTCTATGTCAAGAACTATGCGGAGATCGTGCGCGACTGCGCTATCCGCCGGCGCTATATCGACGCTGGCGCCGCCATCATCAACCTCGGGTATAACGAGGCGCAGCCGCTGCCTGAACTAACCACGGCGGCCCATCACGCCCTCGATAAGGCCGGGGCCATCAGCGCGACCGAAGGCTATGGCGACATGGCCGGCGCCGTCGATCGGGCCTTCGAGCGCATCGGCAAGGATCAAGGCAAGTCTACTCATACCGGCATTCGTGACTTAGACCGTATCACGCGCGGCTTTCGGGCCGGTCAACTCGTGGTCGTGGCGGCGCGTCCGTCGGTGGGCAAATCGGCACTGGCTGTGCAAGCCGCCTACTACAACGCGGCGCGCGACGGACGGCCGGTCGGATTCATCTCGCTTGAGATGAGTGAAGAGGAGTTGACTGACCGGTTGCTGGCGCTCTCCAGCCAGATCAACGCCCACGAACTGCGTGATACGGACATCGACGAATATCGCATGGAGCACATCAGTAACGCGCTGGGACGACTCTCGAATCTGCCGCTCTATGTCGATGAGCACAGCAATTCGACCTTGCCGGACGTGGTGGCACGAGCGCGCGCCTTACGCGCCGGCGCGGGAGTCGAACTTCTCATCATCGATTATCTCCAGCTCATGTACGACGGCGACAGCGGGAACAATCGGGTGCAGGAACTGACTCGCATCACCCGCGCCCTCAAGCAACTCGCCCGTGAACTCCATATCCCCGTGGTGATCCTCTCGCAACTGAGCCGCGCCATCGAAACCCGCACCGAGCACACGCCGATGCTCTCGGACCTGCGCGATTCGGGCTCGATCGAACAAGACGCCGATATCGTGATCTTCGTGCATCGGCCGGATTACTACGACGATAAGGCGCCGGCCAACCAGGCGGAATTGATCGTGGCCAAGCAGCGCAACGGCCCAACCGGCAAGGCCCGCGCCTGGTGGTTGGCGGAACGCACTGAGTTTCGCGCGCTCGCGAAGGAAGAGGCGTCATGACCTATATCCCCTCGCATATCTCGCTGCCTCAGCATCCGAAGACGCGCCGTCTCTGCCGGATGCTCAATGCGTCCTTACCGGCCGTGATTGGGCACCTTCATCTGCTCTGGTATTGGGCCATGAACTACGCGCCGGACGGCGATCTCACGCCCTTCGACGCGGCCGACATCGCCGATGCCGCCGGCTGGGAGGGCGACGCCGATACCTTCATGCAGGCGCTCATCGCATGCGGCCCTGGCCAGACGGCCGGCTTCATCGAACAGGTCGAGAGTGCATTGCACATCCACGACTGGGAGCAGTACGGCGGCAAGCTTCAGCAGCGCAAAACGGCGAACGCAGACCGCATGCGCAGCGCTCGTGCGGAACATGTGCAACGCACGTGCAACGCACAAGACGAGCACGTGCAAGCCGATGGGGGCGCACGTGCGGCACATGTGTTGAGCCAGAGGAGAGGAGAGGAGAGAAGAGAAGAAAAAGAAGAGGAGAGTACGGCGCGTGCGCGCGCCCGTGCCAGCCTCGAAGGATTCGGAATTGAGCCGGTCAAGGTTGATGCGTTGTTCGATCTTTTTCCGGATATCAGCGATATGCAATTCGCGGTAGAGGCTGATGCATGCGCATCCTATTGGCTTACCGAGCGCAAGGCGCCGCCAAAGAATCGCTATCGCGCCGCGCTCAGTTGGTTTCGGAAAGCACGGGAGTTTCAGGAAGAGCGCATGAAACCCAACAACCCTGAAGACCGCCCGCCCGGACGCTTGCCAGTGGTCTATCAGCTTTATGACGAGAATGGACCCGTACGCCACGAAGGAGACGATTAATGCTCTTGTATGTTGCCGGTCCCTATCGCGCCGCGACGCCTGCTCTGATCGACGCCAATATCAAGGCCGCCCGACAGGTTGCCGTGGAACTCTGGCGCGCCGGCCATTACGTGATCTGCCCGCACCTGAACACGGCTCGCATGGAGGCCGAACTGCCGGACTCGGATGATCTCTTCCTCGATGGCACTCTGGCCATGCTCGCTCGCTGTGACGGCATCGTGCTCTTGCCGACGTGGGATGAATCGCAGGGTGCAATCGGAGAGGTTGAATACGCCAAGCTGAATAGCATGCCGTGCTGGACCTATCCTGAGATTCCCGCCCTGCATCCAACCGAGCAGAAACGCCCAATTCAATGCAACGCGATGATGGCCACGCTGATGCGCTTCTACCGCGTGCATCTCGACAAGAACGCCGATTACAGCCCTGCCAATATCCTCGGCACTGGCGAGCTCGGTGTCGTTGTCCGTCTCTGGGACAAAATCGCTCGCCTCATGAATCTTTCCGGCTTTGAAGTAGAGATACTCCGGAGTCACTATAGAGGAGCCGTAGAGGCGAAAAATGAGGCCGTAGAGGACACGCTGATGGACGCGGCGGTATACGCCATCATCGGTCTGCTCGTGCGGGCCGGGAAATGGGGCAAGTAATGGCTGATCTCACGGCGGCGCAGATCCGTCATGCGCAGAACAAAGCGATCGAGGACGAGAGTAAGCAGTTCATCCTGACGCGCTGCCGGCAGCTCGGATTGCCCGAGCCGGTGGAAGAGCACCGTTTCACGCCCGAACGCCGCTGGCGCTTCGATCTAGCCTGGCCGGATGTCATGCTCGCCTTGGAGTTCGAGGGCGGCATTCACAGCGGCGGCCGGCATACGCGCGGGAAAGGCTATGAGGCGGACCTCGCGAAATACAACGTGGCCGCGTTGCTCGGCTGGCGCGTGTTGCGGGTGACGCATCGAGACGTGGTGAACGATGTCGCCACCGCCTTGCTCGAACGCGCCTTCGCCAGTCAGCCCTCATGAATCGGTCGCTTTTGCGCTCGTGAATCGTGAATCTCCGGATTCATACTCTAGACTCTTGACATTCTCTCGTTTTGTGCTTATGGTGAGCGCATTGAGATATGGCGCGGGGCCGGCGGCAACCGGCCCGCGAGCGAAAGGAACCGCACATGGCAGCACTCTTCGGATTCTCAGGCCAGTACGACGTTGCGTCGCTGGTCATCTTCTCGGCGATCGTCTTGTGGGCCGTCATGATGTTTCGCATGGCTTGGAGCGCGTAATGGCTGTGATAGTGCTGGGAGTAGTCAGCGTCATTCTGTTCTTGCTCGTGCTCTTGTTCATGGTCGGCGGGGCCGGCATCAATCGCGAGCTGGTCAAGCTGCGTGAAGACGCCAGCGATGTACTGGAAGCGCTCGATGCCGGCTATGCCCCGACTGATGCGCGGCTGGCGTTCGCCGTGCGACGGTTGCAGCGATCGGTGAAGGCGGGCAAGCGATGAGCGGCACGCAAGCGTATCTTGAAGCGTTCACAGAGAGCGTCCTGACTGACGAGCAGCGCCAGAACGTCATCCTCAACTTTCTCGCGGTGCGCGACCAGCGCGACCACATGGGCGCCACCATCGATGAGATCAAGCAGGTGCTGGATTGGGTGCTTCAGGCCAGCATGGAAGGGCTCTGTGCCGAGCTGGTCATCGATGGACGGATCGGCATTGACATCCGCGACGGCGATATCTGCTTTACGCCGCTGGAGAGTGGGTTATGAGCAAAGAGCCGCAGGAATTTCTAACCGACCGCGAGCAATCGGTCATCTTGTTGAACCTCGCGTATTCGCGTGGACCCTATGGGTATTCGGCCGAAGAGGGACAGACCGTCATCGACTGGGCACGGCAGTCCCGCGTGGATCTTGGCTTATTGCACAGCATCTTGACTGGCCGCCTGTTCGTGGATGTGGATACAGATGGGGAAATCTTATTCCGAACATCGCGAGGCGGGCAAGATTTTAGACGCGAGACAGTCTGTAAGGCGGCGGAGCGATGAACGAACCGGCTGCTGCGTCCTGCCTTGGTTGCCTACTCTCACTGATTCTGTCATCGCTTTCGCTGGCCTTCACGGTCTTTATCGTCGTGCTGGTGCTGCGACTGATGGGAGTCGTGCAATGAGCGATGAGACCGGCGCCATGCCCTACATAGAGGCGCGGCGCATTGCGGATGAATACGTGTCCATCCTTCGGCCCTACACCGCGCGCTGTGTCGCTGATCTGGTCCCGCAATTGGATATCTTCGGACGCGTCACCGGTTGGACGGTCGAGATGACCTGTCAGCTTCCGCAACAAGCGGCGGCCGGCCAGGTGCGCCAGAGCATCAAGGGGAGATGAGCCATGGATGAGGAGTCAGAACCGATCATCGATAACCATTGGCGGCTCACGGTGCGCACGATGGCGACGCCCGGCGACGTGTTGATTAGCACGGATGTCACCGGCGCGGTTGATATCGAGGAGTCGGATGTGCCGGGTGTGGTCCTGCTCTCGTACGTCGATTACAGCACCGGCCGGCGTTCGCTCGTGTTCATGCCGGTGCGGAATCTCGAAGCGATCACGTTGGAGCATCTGGACTAGGAGGCAGGCCATGACTATCACCATCGACCCGCGACGCATCCCGCGCGACACGCTGCAAACCCTCGTCAACACCTACATCGACCAGCTCTATGCGGAGCTTGACGAGGCGCATGCGACGATCGCCCGTCTGAGCGAAGAGAACGAGGGGCTGAAGGGCGACAAGGAGGATTTAGAGGGCGATCTGGTCAAGGTCATGCAGTGGCGCAAGGAGCTGATTGACGAGAATGACAGGCTGAAGGCGGAGCTTGCTGAGCGCGGGTCGGTGCTGGGTGTGGAAGGGGTCTTTTGATGGCACGCTTAGGAGATTCCGTTACGTTTAGCGCGCGGGTTGTCATGGATCGCGTCGAGACTGATGCACCACCGACTGACTGGAAAGCGGTCTGCACCGCACAGGCGCTCGCGCTCTCCGAGGAGATGATCGGGTACATCAAACAGCGTGACGAGGCCGTACTCGCTCGTCAATGCGCACAGGACGACGGCAAGCGCTGGCGCAAGGTGAACGCAGAACTGCGCGATGAGCTGACCGAGGCGCGTGAGACGGTCAAGTGGCTCGGGCAACGTATAGCGAATCAGCGGCGCGCTATCCGTCAGAAGCATGGCGAGGTCGAGACGGTGCTGCATCTGAATGATCGTCAACGCAAGATCATCGAGGGCTTGCGCGAACAACTCGATACCGTGAATGGACTCTATCACCAGGCGTGCGAGAACAAGACGACACTATCTGAGGTCGAACTGATGGATCAGATCAGGTCTATGAAGGCAGAGCGCGAAGAGCTATCGGCACTTGCAAAGCGCCAGGGCCACAGAATCGATGCGCTGAAGCAGGAACTGGAAGAGGCAAGCCGCAAGCTGGTGGAACGCGATCACCCACTGATCGAACATGCCGAGCCACAGATCGTGATCCCCATTCACATGGACGATAAATGGGTGCAGGACGTCGTGCTACGGCTCAGCCACTACACCAAGCCGTACGGATCGGATGGCGCGAAATGACCGCTGACGAGACGACGGCCCTTGATGATGCGGATACTGTACCGTCGATCACTGAACTGATTGACGAGCTTCGCGAGCACGTGTCGGGACGCGTAGCGTTCTGCCAGATCTGCGACGGCGCGCTGACCGTGCATCGCGAGTTCACGCCCGATAGCGATTACAGCATTGAACGAGATGATGTCTACGTGACCGGCCCCTGCGTCGATCAGCCAGATCACCGGCATGAGCAACGCGAAGACGAAATCATCGCCTATGCCGACGGGCAGATGTTGGAGCGCTCCGTTCTCGAATATGGCGTGTTGAGGCTCTGCGCCGAAGTCGAACGCCTGCGTGCCTGGCTCGAAAGTATCGAAGCCGTCACTGAAGCTCAGAATGGCCCTCGATGCCCGGGATTGTGGCTATTGGACGCCGCATGGGAATCAGCGCGCAAGGCATTGGCCGGAGAGGCGGTGCCCGAATGAGCGCTGACGAGACGCCGGCCGCCCGCGTGGAGCCGATGAGCGAGGAGCGGATCCTGGACCTGTATGAATTGGCCTATGACCCATTGGATTGGGATACGGATGGCAACGTCAAGCTGCCTCATGGTCTGGTCGCTGAATATTACGAGGAACTAATCCGCCTCCGCGCGGTCATCGCCGAGCGGGACGCGGAGATTCGAGAGCTGCTGCCAATGGCGGAAGCCTGGTACGACCACAATTGCGAGTCTGGCGGATATGACCCGATCAACGGCGACTGGGCGACGGAGCAATTTCGGCACGATGAACAGGTGATCAGTCAGGCGAAGGCGTTGGTAGGCGAGGCGGTGCCCGATGAGTGCTGAGCAGCCGAGCGGACCGACAACGGTGGTCAATACGGCGTCGGTCAATGATAAGCCAGTACCCCTGGCGGGCGGAGTTATCCAGCAGATCATCGAGCAACTCTACCCCTTTGTCGCGCTTGATATGGGGCATTGGCAAGAGCCGCCTGCCGTGCAGGAATCGACGGCGATTCGGGCCATGGTGGCGGAACGGAGCGAGGGAGAATGAATAACCTCCATGCGATTGAACAGACGAAACCGATGGATATTTTGCGTTGTCTCCGACAGCCGCCCGAAGTCTGGCGCGATGTCGAACAGGAGATCACGCGACACTGGTTCGGAAAAGCGAAACGCGCTGCCCTCGGTGAGGCGGCTGATGATCCGAGTGCTCGATTCCCGTATGACGGCTGGTTGCGCGTCGAGATTTTTGAGGTGCTTCTGGCAGTTGATGTCCCGGTGACCCGCCTATTCACGCTGATGGCTCTGCGGCATCGGGCGCGGGCGGAACGGAGCGAGGAGTGAGGAGGGGTCTATGTCCTACCCATGCTTCCTGACCACAGGCGACAGTGCAGACGCTGAGCGCCCCGGCGCGATGTGGTTTGGTGTCGGCTTCGACGGCGCGACGGTCTGGATGGTAACGCTGCCCGGTGGCGCCATCTTTAGTCAGGACAACATCGCAATCGACGGCACGCACTGGCAGATAAGCGGCTCGCCACCGAATGTCACGGTGCACCCGTCGATCAACGTCATGGCGCCCGAACACATGCGCTATCACGGCTGGCTGCGTGACGGCGTGCTCTCGGACGATCTTGAGGGACGGACCTATGAGAGCGAGCAGCCATCATGATCGACAAGGTGCGGGTGGAGCGGATACTTGCCGATGTTCGGGAGGCCGAACGATTGCGCGAACGACGCGACTGGAATCCCGCGATGATTACCGGTGGCGAGTTGTCCGCACGCAGCGCGGCGTTCAATGCGCAAGCCAAGAAGCTTCAGCGATCGTTCCCGCTCGATGTTCAGGCGCAACTCCTGACCGATTACCTCGCGCTGCGCGCCATCGTCGAGGCACTGGCCAAGAGACAACCGATTACGGTGAGCACGCCGGGCGTCTATTACTGCACCCTCTGTGGGGCGGAATGGTCATCTGCTGAGATGCCCACGCTTGAGACGCACGATGAGAACTGCCCGTACCGGATGGCTGTCGAGGCCATAGGATCGGACGACGATGACCACTGAGAACGACTATACGCCACGCCGCGTGCTTCATGGGCTTTCGTTGCTGCCCTATCTGCGTCTGCCGCTCAGCACGCCGGAACACCTCGGACAGCAACATCAGAAGCGCACCGTTTCAGGTGTCGCGCTAGAGGATCAAATTGACGAGCTGGCCGATCTTGAGCGCGCCTTACGGATGCTGCCCGATCGGCCCTTTGTGGCTGTCTGCCTGTTCGCGATTTATGGCGTACCGATCGATCAGATTGCCGATGCGCTGGCCATGCCGCAACGCGACGCCGGCTGGCTCTGCGAACAGGCCGCACGCGAGATGGCGCGGTCACTCGGCTGGCGCGGCCCGCGCTCCTGGCATGCTGAGCGGTGCTAGAATTACAGAATCAACGGATTCTACAGAGAGACTTGACAGATGCAAAAGTCATGCTATACTGAGAGTGTGAGGAACGCACGATGCCTGCTTTCGTAGCTCAATTGGCAGAGCGGCTGTTTTGTAAACAGCGGGTTGTGGGTTCGAAGCCTACCGGAAGCTCTAGGGTGGCGGCGTGGCTATATGACACGCGAATCGCGCATCAGGGAGTTGTCAACGGGAGGTGGTGCAGTGGTAGCACGCGCCATGTGGTTGGCAAGGGGGCTGTTCGATTCAGTCCCTCCCGATTAAAACGAGGCGTCACTTCACGCCTACCTGATGCTTAGCCGGGGCAGGACCGGCCCACCCTACACGGGCCTATAGCTCTAACGGCAGAGCGGCGCCCTTGCAAGGCGATGGTTCGGGGTTCGAATCCTCGTGGGTCCACGGACGGTGTCCAAATACACCCAACCCCGACCGGGTTGTAAAGCCTTGGCATGACGTTGCCGGTAAAGATCGGTGCGAAGAAATCTCGCGGGAAACCGGCGGTCGTCTCTGTAGTTCAAATAGAAAGAACACCGGGGCCTTGAACAAGCACCGGCGACATCGGGGCGGTACCGATCAGGGACACCGACCTTTTTATTGACTGGGCATGGCCCTGATGCCGGGCCACAGCGCATGTAGCTCAGTGGTAGAGCGGACGGTCTCAACAGCCACGGTCGCAGGTTCGAGTCCTGCCATGCGCACACCGAGTGTTAGCCGAGCTTGGAAGGCGCCATAAAGTCGGCTCGTGGCCATGACGAAGCGTGGCAGTGCATGTCGTCTAAAGGCAGGACGCCGGCCGATGTGGCCGGGGGTGGCCGTTCGATTCGACCCATGCGCACAAGGTCCGAGGATCGCGACTGATTTTATTCACATTCTCGCGCTGATCCCTCGGGCCGAACGTGAGGGCGCGTCTGGCCTTGTAAACCAGACGCGCTCGACCACAATCATCCCCCTGGTCGCTTCGGTGGCCAGGTAAAGGCGTCGAGTGATCGGCGCCAATATCGCGTATTCCCCCGAGTTTCCATCACGGCGCTCTGCCGTTGACGACTCGGGGGTTTTGCTTGCTCACGGATTGGATACGCATGCCGCAACCACGTTGGGCACCGACCGATGCTGAACTGCGTATCCTGCGTGAGCACACTACCACTGAGGCCGCGCGCCTCATTGGTCGCTCGAAAGACACCATCCTTCGCGTGCGCCGCGAGCGCAACATCCCCGGCCCTGGCCGCCGGTCGGCGCCGCTGCCCGAAGAGGACGAGACCCCGGCCGAACTGCCTGAACTGAAACAACCCATCTGGAATATCCCGGCCGATGCGCCGCTCGATTCCGGCATGTGGAACGCGCTTGAGGGCGTGCAGCGGCAGATGGATGCGCTCAATACCGAGCGTGACGAGGTGACGATCGATCTGCCCGACGATCTGCCGGTGCTGGTGGTCTTTAGCTCCGACTGGCACCTCGGACACACGTCCTGCCTCATGTCGAAGCTGCGTACCGACCTGGAAACCATCCGCAACACGCCGGGCGTCTATACCGTGCTCGGTGGCGATCTGATGGATAACGTGGTGACGAGCGTCACGTCGCGCGGCATGAGCCACGAGCAGCTAACGCCGGTTCGGGTGCAAAAGGAGCTGATCCACGACGCCACGGCCTACCTCGGTGCTGAGAAGGTGCTGGCCATGATTATCGGCAACCATGAGCACTGGTCATTGAACTCGGACGACTTTGATCCCATGGCCTATTTTGCCAAGCGGCTTCGCGTTCCCTATATGGGCGCGTTTGGCTTCATCAACGTGGTGCTGGGTGGCATCACCTACCGGATTCTGGCCGCCCATCAGTTCCGCATGCGCTCATCCTTCAACAAGACGCACCAGGGCAAACGGCTCAATGATTTCCACGGCGATGCGGACGTGGTTTTTACGGGCCATACCCACGATTCCGCCATGGAGACCACGCACATTCGCCAGAAGTCCACGTTCATCGGCCAGGCCGGGACCTATTTGCGCAGTTCTCGCTACTCCAAGCAGCTCGGCTTTACGCCAGCCACACCGGAGATGCCGGGCGTGATCCTCTTCCCGAGGCGCAAGAAGGCGATCGGTGTCTATGACGCGCTGGTCGATGGGCCGCGCATGCTGGCTGCGTTTCGCACAGGAACCTAATCCATTATGGCCACTGAGAAGCGCGAGCGCTGCAAAGCGAAATCCAAGCGGAGTGGCGAGCGCTGCAAGCTCCCCGCCGTGCCGGGTTATACCGTCTGCCGTCTGCATGGCGCCAACCCCACCAATCCCGGCAAACCCGCACCGAAGGGCAATAAACGGGCGCTGGTGACCGGCGCACGCGAGCATATCGCCTATGACACCCTGACCGATGAAGAGCGCGCCCTGTGGCATGAAATCGACACCGAGGGTATCGCGCCGCTGGTCAACGAACTCAAGTTGCTGGAGATTCGCGAGCGTCGCATGATGCAGCGCATCGCCAAGCTGGCCAAGATCGATTTCATCCAGGTGCGCAAGACGCATCACGCAGGCATGGAAGCGGTCGGCGCATCCGACTGGCGCGAGACGCACAGCGAAGCGACCACGCTGATGATTCAGCGCATTGAACTGGCACTGACGCGCGTACAGGCCACCAAGCAGGGCGTGATCGCGAAGCTCATGGCATCGGCCACGGATGGCACCGATAGCTCGTTTGATGCGCTGGTTGCGATCTTTAGCCAGGTGCGGGATATGCGCCGGGCCGGGAAGGAACGGGATGATGAAGATCAAAATCCTGAGTGATGGCACACCGATCGGCACGCGCGTCGTTCACGCCGAAACTGGCGAGCCGGTTGAAGGCGTCTACTCGGTCGAATGGTCGCACACCGCTCCCGGTGATGTCGTATGCGCCACGCTCAAGTTCTTCCATCTTCCGGCTGAAGTGGTCGCTGATATGGGCGATGAGGTCGAGATTACGGCGCATGGCGATCAATATCGCGTCTACCAACGCGCGACGCGGAAGGAACAGGATGAACCTGCCGAGTGAGGTACGCGTCGGGCCGTATATCTACCCGGTTGAAGAGGATCAACGCATCAGCGAAGCGACCGGAACCTATGGTCGCATCACCTATCAGCCGCACCGGATTACGCTCGACCCGAACACCACCGAGAGCCGGATGATTACCGTGCTCATGCACGAGGTGCTGCACGCCATCTTCGACTATATCGACCTCGATAGCCGCTTAGCGGATGGCCTCGACGAGACCACCATCACGGCGCTTACGCCGGCTCTGGTCGATACACTCCAGCGCAATCCTGAACTGGTGAAGGCGATCATGGACAGTGGCGCGGTTTGAGTTTGGGGACTTTTCGGACGCGCAGATCAATTCGATAGCCGATAGCACGGCTCGCATCAACCTCTGGGAAGGCGCGGTACGTTCCGGCAAAACCATCTCGTCAATTCTGCGCTGGCTCGAATATGTCCGAACAGCCCCGCAAAACGGCGAACTGCTCATGCTCGGCAAGACCGAGAGGACGCTCGAACGCAACATCCTGAACCCGATCGCCGATATCGTCGGGCCGCGTGGCTGGAAGTACACCCGAGGCACCGGCCAGGCCAGCCTCTATGGCCGGCGCATTTTGATATCGGGCGCCAATGATGCCAAGGCTGAGGGCAAGATTCGCGGTCTCACGCTCGCCGGCGCCTATGGTGACGAGGTGACGCTCTGGCCGGCTGAAGTTTTCCGGCAGGTGATGATTCGCCTCTCGGTACGCGGTGCATCGGCGTTTTTTACGACCAACCCGGACAGCCCGTACCACTGGCTGAAGAAAGAGTATGTCGATCGTGCCGACGAGTTAGAGATCGCCGTCTTTCACTTCACGCTTGACGATAACCTGACGCTCGATCCGGCCTACGTCGCCGCGCTCAAACGCGAATATACGGGCCTCTGGTTCAAGCGCTTCATCTTGGGCCTGTGGGTTGCAGCTGAAGGCGCCATCTTCGACATGTTCGATGCCGAGCGCCACGTCGTCAATACGCTCCCCGATCCGAAGCTCTGGACGACGGCCGTTGTGGGCACGGACTACGGCACGGGCAACGCGACGGCGGCCGAACTCAACATCGTGAGCGGCGGCCTCGTCACGGCAGCCCGCGAATACTACTACGACTCGCGCAAGTCCGGGCGCCAGAAGACCGACGCCGAATACGTGGCTGACCTGACCGATTGGGCGTCGGATCTCTACCCGCAATCGTGGGAGATCGACCCGTCGGCCGCATCGTTCCGGCTGGCCATGCGCAAGGCCGGTGTGGCCCGGGTGCATGATGCTGATAACAGCGTGGTGGATGGCATTCGGGTCATGGCGGCGGCGCTCGCCAACGACCGGCTCAAGATCCATGAGTCATGTACCAACCTGATTGAACAGATCTACGGCTATGCATGGGATCCCAAGGCGCAAGAGCGTGGTGAGGATCGACCGATCAAACGCGATGACCACGCGGTTGACGCGGAACGCTATGCGGTGATGAGGCTATTAGGCCGGCGTACCAGCCGGGCGGCATAAAGAGGCGCAATGTCCGACATGCTCACGGATCTCTCCTTTCTGGATATCGGGCAGCCCTGGCCACCCGCTTGCGAGCGCGAACGGCTCGATACCTATCGCAAGAACAAGGATCTCTGGAGCGGCGAGCATCAGCGCGTGTTCAACGACTGGGTGCGCCTGCTCCGTCAGGACAATCTCGCGGCGCTGGAGATGATCTTCAACGCCTTCAAGCGGTTATCGACGGTTTGGGCCGATCTCTTGCTCGGTGAGCCGCCGGCCTTTATCGCGGGCGAAGAGGACTCGGACATTCAAAAGCGCGTCGAGCGCCTGATCCTCGAAACCATGTTTGTCATGACCGCCTATGAGGTGGTGCTCGATATCAGTCGCTATGGTGACGGACTGTTCAAGGTCACGCTAGAGAACGGCAAGGCGCGCATCGACGGCCAGCCGCCGTCGATGTGGTTCCCGGTCGTCAGTCTCAACAACCTGAAGCAGGTGCAATACCACGTCCTGGCCTGGACATTCGACGTTGAGACACAAGGCGTCATCGGCAAGAAAATCACGACCTACCTGCGAACGGAAATCCACTCCAAAGGCTCGATCGAGAATCGTCTCTATCGCCTCGAAGACGGCAAGATCAAGGCCGCCGTGCCGCTGGCTGAGTTCTTTCCGGATGTGCAAGAGGTCGAAGAGACCCGCATCGATGGTTTTCTGGTCATCCCGGTTGTCGGGCTGCGCACGACGGACTCCTACTATGGCATGGATGATTATAGCGACCTGATTACGATCATTCAGGAGATTGAGGTACGGGTCGCTCAGATCAGCCGCATCCTTGATAAGCATGCCGATCCGAGCATGTACGGCCCGGCCGATGCTGTCCGCATCAACCCAACCACGGGCGATGCCGAGTTCGTGGGCGGCGGCAGTTACTACCCGACCGAAGACGGTGAGAACATCCCCGGTTACATCACCTGGGATGGCCAGATCGACGCGGCGTTTCAAGAGATCGACGCGCTGATGAAGCAGTTTTACATCGTCTCGGAAACCTCCCCGGCCGCCTTCGGCCAGATGGACGCCGGACTGGTGACGAGCGGCTCAGCACTGCGACGGCTCATGATGGCGCCGCTGGCCAAGGTCAATCGCGTCCGGCTCCGACTCGAACCGGCCTTGCGCGAAGTGATCGAGACGGCGCTCGAACTCGAAGGCGCGGCCAGTGGGACGCAAGTCGCGCTGGAAGACATCACCATTCGCTGGCGTGATGGCCTGCCCGAAGACCCACAGGAGATGACCACGATCGAGGTGGCGCGCAAGGGCGCCGGGCTCACCTCCACCTATTCGGCCCTGCGTCGGCTGGACAACAGCACCGAGGCTGAAACCCAAGAGGAAATCGACCGCATTGACGAGGAAGAGGCAAGCAGCGCCGGCGCGATGGGTGGCCTGCCCAATCTCCGGCTGCGCTTTGGAGGACCGAACGATGGCACGCAAGGCGACCAAGGACAAGCCAGTCAAACTGGACTTCCGGATAACGCCGGGGGCAATGCAGGCAATCCAGGCCAAACGGCTGGAGCTGGAGCGCAAGGTCCGGCGCGGTGAGATAACCGATCGTCAGGCGTTCGCCGAGATGGGTATCGCGAATCTGACGCATGCGCAGTTCCGGCTTGATGATGGCGATTGGCGGCCACTGAGTGAGTACGTATCGCAGCCCGCAGGATCTGCTAATTCAAACATACCAGCGGGCCTATCTGCGGATTCTCGATGACCTGATCGCCGCCGCTCAGGCCGATCGCTCCACCGCCTATTATCAGGCACTCCAAGCCGACATCGAAGACATTCTACGCGGCTTGGATAGTCAGGCGCAGAGCTGGATCGAACAGCAAGTGCCGGCCATCTATCAGGCAGGCATGCAGGCCGCGATTTCGGGTCTGAGCGCGGCGGGCGTCGAGGGCGTGGCCGTTTCATCGATGACCGGCATACACCGTACAGCGGTCGAGATTCTGGCCCAAAACATGTACGGCGATCTGACCGGCGCCACGGCCACCATGGGCCGCTCGGTGAACGATCTCTTCCGGCAAGTCTCGCTCGATACCGTGGCGCAAAAGGTCGCGACCGGACGCACGATCCCACAGTCAGCCAAGGCGCTGCAAACGGCACTCGCAGACAAGGGCGTAACGGCCTTCACTGATCGTGCCGGCCGGGACTGGCGACTTGACAGCTATTCTGAGATGGTGGTCCGCTCATCGACGCGCGAAGCCACCAATCACGGCACAATGAACCAGTTGACGAGCCTCGGCTATGACTTGGTGCAGGTCAGTTCGCACTTCCCGACCTGCAATATCTGCGCACCCTATCAGGGCCGGGTCTATTCAATCAGCGGTCAGGATCGGCGCTTTCCGCCGCTCTGGACCACCGTCTTCAGCGCGGGCTATGCCAATATCCACCCGCGCTGCTCGCATGTGGTCATGCCCTACGTCGAAGTCTTCGCCGATGATCTCGACGGTGATATCGCGCGCTCGAATCAGTCCTTCGATGTTGACCCACGGCTCGAAGCCGAGCGGCAAGCCTTCGCGAACGGACAGGCGCGGAAACGGGCCGCCAATCAGGACTTCAACCAGTGGCAGCGTTACCGTGAACGGCTGCCCAATGACGCGCCGACGCTGGCCGGATTCCGGCGCATGAAGGCGGCCAATAGCCAGCGCTATCAAGAGCTGCAAAGCCTCTATCGTGATGCAGGACAGGCGCTCAATGCCGCGTCCTGATGGGGATGCCAGGAACGCCCGACCGGTGCCAGTGCGCTGATCGGATACGGCGGTTCGATTCCGCCCATCTCCACCGTAACCGGCCCACGGCGGCCGGTTTTGTCATATGCCACGGCGGCTAGCCGGTCATGGGCGACGGCCCGAAAACGGAAGGACAGCACACATGGCCGAAGAGACGACGGCTGAGACGAACGATCAAACGACCGAGGATAACCAGACCCAGGACGGCGCTGGGACCAATGCAGCCGGTGAACGCACGTTATCGCAGGCCGAAGTCGATCGCATCGTTCAAAAGGCCAAGCGCCAGGCCGCTGAGGCCGCGCGCAAGGAGTTCGAAGACAAGGCGGCACAGGCGGCCATGTCCGAGACCGAACGTCTCAAGGCCGAAAAGGACAGCGCGACCAAAGCCGCGCAAGCCGCCACCGAGGCCGCCAACCAGCGCATCATCCGCGCCGAAGCCAAGGTCAAGGCGCTCGAACTCGGCTTCAAACCCGAGCGCGTCAATGCCGCGATGCGCCTGGCTGATCTGTCCGAGGTGACGATCACCGACGCCGGCGAACCAGAGGCCGACGCCCTCGAAGCGGCGCTCAAGGCTGTGCTGGCCGAATATCCCGAGTTCAAGGCGAATGCGACCGGCGCCAATATCGGCAGCGGGAGCAACCCGGCGAGTAGCGGGGCGACGCGCCTCGATACCGCCAACCTCTCGAAAGACGAATTCGACAAGCTCACCCAGCGCATCATGCGCGGTGAGGTTGTGCGCCCATAGGAGATAAACCCACATGCCAACCACGCAGACGACGGGAACCTCTGCCATCTCTGAGGAGATGAAGACCTTTTACTCGCGCCAGCTCTTGGAGCGCGCGCTGCCGGTGCTGGTGCATGGCCAGTTCGGCCAGCCGCGACCGCTGCCGCGCAACGGCGGCAAGTCGATCGAGTTCCGCCGCTTCAACGTCCTGACGGCCAACACCACGGCCCTGACGGAAGGCGTCACGCCGGGCGGCAACAGCCTCGATACCAGCGCCGTGACGGCCACCATCGCTCAGTATGGCGACTTCATCCAGGGCTCGGATCTGCTTGATCTGACGGCGTTCGATCCGGTCCTGACCGAAACGGCGCAACTGCTCGGTGAGCAGGCCGGCCTCTCGATGGACCACATTGTTCGCGACATTCTGGCGGCTGGGACCAGCGTGCAGTACGCGGCTGGTCGCGCGAGTCGCATCACCGTGGCGGCCGGCGATAACCTGACCGTGGCGGAAATCCGCAAGGCCGTGCGCACGCTCAAGCGCAACAAGGCCCGCTCGCTGGCGTCCGGCGATTATGTCGCCATCGTCGAGCCGGGCGTGACCTATGATCTTCAGGGTGATTCCGATTGGAAGACGCCTTCGCAGTACAGCGCTGTACAGCAGATCTTCAGCGGCGAGATCGGCCGGCTCTATGGTGTGCGCTTCGTGGAGACGACTGAAGCTGTGGTCTTCAGTGGCGCCGGCGCTTCGGGCATCGATGTCTACGGCACGATCGTGCTGGGCGCCAATGCCTACGGCATGATCCCGCTGGAAGGCGCGGGCCTCGAATTCCTGTTCAAGCCAGCCGGCTCGGCCGGTACGGCCGATCCGCTCGATCAGCGTTGGACCTCCGGCTGGAAGGTCGCGTTCACCGCGAAGATTCTTCAGGACCTGTACATGCTGCGCATCGAGCACGCCGTTAGCGGCTAGACGCACGCGACACGAATCATCGGGGGCCGGCCTTTGGGGCCGGCCTCTTCGCTTGGAGGGCGACATGGCAAACAAGGCCGAAGAACCACAGGACCCCATCGTCAACGACCCCGAACCCATGAGCGACCGCCAGTTCGACCGCATCACCAATGAGACGGCGAAGGCCCTGGCTGCCCAGCCGAAGGTCAAGGTCCGGCTGTATCAGGTGCCACCCGGTTCAACCGAGAAGCCGCTGCCGGATGAGACGGTGCAAGTCAATGGCTTCATCTACCAGATTCAGCGCGGCGTGGAGGTCAAAGTACCGCAGACCGTGGCTGAAATCCTCGAACAGGCCGGCCGGCGCTAGGAGGCATCGATGGCGGTAACGGTGACAGTCGGCACGAATAGCTATGTCTCCGTTGCCGACGCTGAGACCTATTTCGACAATCAGCTCTATACCGATGCCTGGACGAGTGCCAGCGAGGACGACAAGGCGCGCGCGCTCATCATGGCGACGCGGGCCATCGATCGTCAGATCATCAAGGGCAAGCGCAAGAGCACCACGCAGGTGCTGCAATGGCCGCGCTGCTACACCCCGACCATCATGCAGGCCATCATGCTCTACCACTCGCCCAACGTGCCGGCGCAATCCCAAGTCTACGATGGTCCGC